CGTTACCGCGAGGATTTGCTCAGGCCATTACTGGCCGTGCCCCGTTCGGATGAACCGGACACGCGCAAGCTGAACCGGGCACTGACGGACGCGTCTGCCCTTATCGACAGCTATCTGTCTTCCCGTTACACGCTGCCGCTGGCGGTGGTTCCGGCGGTCCTTGTTCAGCATTGCTGCACGATTGCCTTTTATTACCTGTGCGATCAGCGGGCATCCGATCAGGCGCGTGACCGTTACCGTGAGGCGCTGGCCTGGCTGAAAGATGTCATGAACGGTAACGTGCCGGTCGGCGTGGATACAGACGGTGCGGCCCCTGAATCCGGGGATTTACCGCAGGTGCAGTCTGATGCGGCGGTGTTCGGGCGCAACCAGAAGGGCTTTATATGATTACGGAAACCGAGCAGGCGTACATCGCCCGTATCCGTGAGTATTTCGGGAATGAACTGGTGTCTGTTGACACACATCCCGGCGACTGGAGCGACAGCGTACTGCGCACCATGCTGATTAACGCCCCGGCTATCTATGTTGCCTGGCTGGGTGCCGGTGAAGGGCGTACCCGTGGGCGTCTGGTCAGTCACTGGGTGTTCTACGTCATCGGCGACATGCTCAATGGCCGTGAGGTCAGCCGTCCCGGGCTTTATCAGATTGTGGCCCGCCTGATTACCGTGCTGGACGGCTTCAGAGCAGAAAAAACCTCACCGCTTTACTTTGAAAAGGCGGTCAACGGTTACACCGAAACGCAGGCAGGCAGCGGTGCCGTGATGTACGCCCTGTATTTCTCATGCGAGGAAATGATCGACCCGCTGACGGATATCAGCTCGCTGGATGATTTCCTGCGCCATTACGAAACCTTTACCGAACCGGAAGGCACGCCGGAGTTTAAGGCACACATCCGTCTGCCTGGTGCAACTGCCGCCGGTGAAAACGCCGGACCGTCAGAGGAATAACAGATGACAACCATTTTTATTAAACCTGCGCCGGGATGCCTGATTCGCGATCCCGACACGATGACTCCGCTCTCACAGGACGGTGAAGAGAAACCCTTCACCCCGTTCTGGTGCCGCCGTCTTAATGATGGCGACGTCATTGTGGTGGATAAAACGGCGGAGCCTGCCCCGGCTGCCACAACTGCTAATACCGGCGAGGCTGCAAAACCAGCGGGAGCGGTAGCAGAAAAAACTGCGGCGGTGGCTGAAAAAACCGCAGCATCAGATAAGGGGACGTCCTGATGATTAACTTTGATTATATCGGCGATAACAATCGCATTCCGCTGGTACAGATTGAAATCAATAATTCAATGGCCGTGACCGGCACTCCACCACAGCGTCAGGCGGTACTGTTGTTTGGTCAGGCTGCAATGAAAGACACTACCATTCAGGGGCGCGGTCAGCTTGATGTACCAGTACGTATTACCCGAGCTTCACAAGCAAGAGAACTCTGGGGGCGAGGTTCCATGATTGCACTGATGGTAGAGGAATTTATCGCCATTAACCCTGACACAGAGTTATATGCCATTGCACAGGGGGCTGGAACAGGTCAGTCCAGGGCATGCGTGATGAATATCATTGGAACAGCATTGGCAGACGGGGTATTAAGTGTTTACATCGGCGGTCGCCGTTACCTCCTGCCCGTCAGTAAGGGGAAAAAAGGTAAAGAGCTTGTGGAAGAGCTGGTTAAGGTCATTAACGCTGACACTGATGCGCCATTCACTGCTATCGCAGCTGAAGTCAGTGGTGATAATGCTGAAGGACTTAAAGGCAGCATGGGGGTTAACGCCCGCTTTATCGGTGAATGCTCAGCTCATGATTTACGGGTGAACTATTATGACGGTGAAACTACACCGGCCGGTCTTACGCTGGAGCTCGTCGCGCCAACACAGAAGGCAACAAACCCCGATATCACCCGTAGCGTCTCAGGGATGGGGAATCGTCAGTACAACTACATCGTCATGCCCTATAAGGATGCGGCAAATCTCAAAATTCTGGCGGATGAACTGCTGAAACGCTGGGGACCGGTAAAAATGTCGGACGGTATGGTCTGGATGGCGCATACCGGCACCTTCGGTACGGCAACCAGTTTTGGTGAATCCCGTAATGACTTCCTGTTTACCTGCACTTCTATTCCTAAAGCACCAGAGCCGGATTATGTCTGGGCGGCCTCCATTTGTGCGGTCTGTGCGCCCTCCCTGTCAACGGATCCGGCCCGACCATTACAGACACTGGCGCTGCCTGCCCGTATGGCACCTGAAGCACCGGCTCGTCTGACGCGGGAAGAACGAAACAGCCTGCTTTATACCGGCATGTCCACGGTGACCGTCGCGGCCGCTGATGTGGTGCAGATTGAACGTCAGGTGACGATGTACCGTCAGAATGCATACGGCGAAAGCGATCCCAGCTATCTGGATGTGGAAACCATCTACACCCTGTCATATCTGCGTTATTCTCTGCGCACCTTTATCACGCAGCGTTTCCCGCGCCACAAACTGGCCGATAACGGTACTCCCGTCCGGCCCGGTCAGAATATCGTGACGCCGGAGATTATGACGCTCCAGCTGATTGCACTGGGGGAAGAATGGGTGGATCTGGGACTGGTCGAAAATCTGGACACCTTTAAAAAGAATCTGCTCGTGGAGCGCAACACAAAAGACCGTAACCGTCTGGATGTGATGTGTACACCGGATCTGGTTAACCAGTTCCGCTTCATGGCCGCGCAGATCCGTTTCATTTTGTGAGGTAAGGCATGAGCGGAAAACAGTATCAGGGCACGGCCACCATCCGTGTGAACGGACAGGAGTACGCCACCCTTGAGGGAGCCACGTTCTCCCCGTCCGGCTTTGAGCGTGAAGTGGTGAAAGGCGCGAAAGTCTACGGCTATCGCGAGAAACCCCGTGAGGCGACGCTGGACTGTAAATTTCCGGCTGGCGGAGAAGGTTCACCGGCTGCCGATGAAATCAACACCTGGACTGCGGTCACGATTGAGTTCGTGGCCGATACCGGTGAAGTCCACATGATGACGAAGGCCTGGAGCAGTGAACCGGCCTCGCTTGACGGTGGCGGGGAGATCTCCGTGAAGTTCGCCAGCGCCTCCAGTACCCGTGTTCAGTGATCAGGAAAAATAAAATGACCACACGTAAGAAAAAAACGGCAGTTTCCGAGGCAGCCGTGATGGAGGCAATCCGGGAAGCACTTGAGGGGGCTGATCCACGCACTGCCGGGCTGACAGAGCAACTGGCAAAGGGATATGTGGATCTGCTTGATGGTCTGCCGTTTGGTGAGACCCGTGAATATCGTGTCACGTTCCGGGAACTGACAGCGAAAGACAGTATTGACGCAGAAGCAGAAGCCGAGCGCGTGGTGGAGACAAACAATGGCCCGATGCTGATAGCGTCTCCGTCGTTACGCGGTGTTGCACTGCTGCGCCGTCAGATTGCCGCAGTGGGAGACATTGAAGGTCCGTTGTCACCCCGTCAGATTGGACAGTTAAGCGAGCGCGATCTCTCCCGCCTGATGGCAGCGGTCAGCCTGCTGGATACCGCGCTTGCCGGAAAGCTGGCAGCTGACCGGGGGCGATCAGGCGCAGTGTCGGGATCAGATTGAAGAAGCGGCAATTATCCTAGGGATGGTGACAAAAAGCGGTCCGGAATGGGCGCTTAACCTCCCCCTGTCGCAACTTTACCGGCACTGCCGACAGACAGAAAAAATCATCAGAACGAAGCAGTAAGTATGGCCCGAAATCTCAGAGCATCTCTGATAGTTGATTTGCTCGGCAATATCTCAGCCAAATCCCGCCAGTGGTCACAGGAGCTGGGGGCATTCTCACGCTCCGGCCAGGCGGGGCTGGGTGGCCTGGGAAATGCTGCCCGCCGTGCCGGGCAGGAAACAGATGTACTCGGAAGCAGGATGCAGCGCACGCTGGCCGGGGTGCGGGGCAGTATCCGCCATGTCACTTCTGATTTTGACCGTCTTCAGGGCAGTATTACCGGCACCATCGGGCGGATCAGCAATCTTTACGGAATGCTGGCCGGTGGTGCTGCTGTATATGGCTTTAACCGGGGATTTATTCGCCCGGCAGCGGAGATGGAAACCTATATGATTCGCCTGAACTCCCTTTACAAAGGGGATCGGGCGAAAGCTGATGATGTCCGCAGGTGGGCAATACAGAATGCGAAGGAAACCACCTGGGGGCTGGCTGGCGTCATGCAGGAATATACGTCCAGTCTGGGCTTTGGTATGAGTGACAGGGAGGCCCGAAATTTTGTCACCATGCTTCAGGATCAGGGTGCCGTGGGCGGCTGGTCACTGTCCGATGCACAGGGGGCATCCCTGCAACTGAAACAGATGTATGCAAGAGGCAGTATTCAGGCGGCGGATGCAAATATTCTTGCCACCTACGGCATTAATGCCTACCGCGTGCTGGCTGATCGTCTGGGTGTGGACCAGAAAGTGGTCAGAAAACTTGGTGAAAAAGGGCTGCTTGGGCCGGACAGTATTCGCCTGTTATTTCAGACGCTGGCGGAACAGGCCAGGGGAGCACAAAAGGACGCAATGAATTCCTGGAGTGGCCTGACGGCCATGATGGGTGACGTCTGGGACCAGTTTGCCCGGGATGTGATGGACAGTGGGCCATTTGAAAAACTGAAGGGTAATCTCAGGGGATTTCTTTCATGGGTTGACAGTGCCAAATCTGATGGCAGTTACCATTCCCTGGCGGAAAGCACGGCATCAGCCATGAACCAGGGCTTTGAGTATGCCCGTGATGCAGTGACAGGGTTTTATCAGGCGATCAGAAAGGTACGCGACACGCTTCAGGCTCTGCGGGATGCGGGCTATGGTGATGCGCTGGATCGCATTGGTCAGGGGGCACAGACCGCCGCGAAATACCTGCTGTACATGTATCTCGCCACCCGTGCCCTGAAAATGGCGCGAGCTGTCGGAACGGGGATTATACGTCCGGGTGCTGCATTGCTGGGATACGGATTATCAGCGGCGGCCTTCCTGACCTCACCTTTCCGGCGCTCTCCTCCGGCCGGAACACCACCAGGCACATCTCAGGGACGAGGGCAACGTTTTATAAACTTTCTTACCGGGGTAAATCCGGCAGCCGTTCAGCCAGTACTTGTAACAAACTGGCCCACAGGAGGACTGTCCGGCACCGGCGCGACCGATACATCCTCAGGCGGACGTCAGGGGCGGGGCCGCAGGAAACGCGGACCGGGGCGCGGAAGACCGGTCACGCCTCCCCTGCCACCGTCCCCAGTGCCACCGTCTCCCTCTTCTGGTGGGGTAGGGTTCTGGGGGCGCATGATGGGGCGCGCCGGTGGGTTACTTTCGTCTGTCGGTAGCCGCATGGGGCTGGGGCGTTTCTCCGGCTTTTTCCGCAGTGCCGGTGGACTGGCCGGCCGGCTGGGTGGAGGTGCCCTGTGGGCTGGCGCGATGGCAGCCCCGGTTCTGCTGGATGGCAGCGCCAGTGCCACAGACAAGGGAGAAGCGGTCGGCTCTCTTGCAGGCAGTATTGCCGGTGGTGCGCTGGGGGCGGCAGCCGGACCTGTGGGGATTGCCATTGGTTCTACGGTGGGCAGCTATCTCGGTAACTATCTGGGGGGATGGCTGACTGAAGCCTGGCAGAAATTACGGGGCAGTGATGATGAAAGCAGTGGACAGGCGGTACAAAAAGCCTCTGCCCGTGTGGAGCTGGTTGCCCCGGAAGGGTGGCAGGCTCGCAGTATTGATATTGATGACACGTCCGGTCACGGACTGGATGTGAATGTCTGGAACGGAGGGAATTATGGCCTCTGGTGACGGTCGTGGTGCGTTCCGTGGTGTGCCGTTCCTCGTCTGGCGTGAGCAGCGCGAACGTGGCGGGCGAAACATTGTCCGTCGGGAATATCCGTTACGGGAAACCGGTGGTGCAGACGATCTGGGACCTAAACTGGCTGAATTTACGTTCAGTGTACTTGTGATGGGGGATGATGTTCAGACACAGCGAAATCGTCTGCGTGATGCCCTTCGTGCTCCCGGTGCCGGGGAGCTGCTTCACCCGGATTACGGCACGTTAAATGTGCTGATAAACAGCTTTGAAAGTCGTTATAACGCTGCTGAACAGGGCGTGGTTGAGTTCACCATTAATGTCACGCCGGTAAGTGATGATACCGCACCTGCTGTCACACAGGACACGGCCGCCATTCTGGAGCAGAAGAGTACCACCGCGCTCGGGAAGGTTTTTGAAACCCTGGAAGCGGGCTGGACGGTGATTTCTGACGGAATGCACGATGTCCAGGCAATGACCGAAACCATCAGCGATAAGGTGTCCGCCCTGGAAAATGCCGTTTCCGGCATGGGGATTGTACAGGATATCAGTGCCTTTACTGCCACGTTCACGGCGCTGAAAGGGAATGCCACGGCATTACTGACAGCACCTTCCCGCATGGCCTCATCTTTTGCGGGGCTTTTCAGTGCCCTGATCACCCTGCCATCGCTGCCGTCACTGTCTTCAGGAGGCCTGAATACCCGGCCCGGAGGCAGTATCGGTCGGACGACATCCGCCGTCTCTCAGGGAATGCCGCAACTGTACAGGACATTATCTTCCCTGCGTTACGTGCTGGATGAGCAGGATAATCCGCAGACTCTCATCGGTCTGACACCGGCAGCACAAAAGAATATTCGTCTGATACGGGCGGTAATGCAGAGTGCTGCCGTGGTGGCCCAGGCACAGACCGTGGGAAAACTGCTGGATCAGGTTCTCAGTCAGGAAACCCTGCCGGACAGTGACGCAGCCCACCGTACCTGGCCTGTCTGGCTGGAAAGTTCAGTTGATCTTCAGCGCATTAACCGTGACTTAAGCGAAGCGCTCGAACGGCAGGTGATGACACTGTCCGGGCAGGGGTATACCGCCACGGCGCTGACGCTTCGTGATGCCAGACTGGCACTGACAGAGGATCTGAATACACGGGGAGTTCAGCTACCCGGTGCAACAGTAGTGACTGTACGTACCACCGAGCCTGCACTGGTGACCCTGTACCGTGCCACCGGGAACAGTACCGGCTGGCAACGCTTTGTGCGCCGTAACGGTATTGTTGATCCGCTGTTCATTCCCGGAGGCCATTCAGTGGAGGTGATTAGTGAGCAGCAGGGTTGAACTGTATCTGGGCGGTGAGATTTTTTCCGGCTGGCTGACGGTGAGTGTTCGTCGCTCTCTTGAACATCTGGCGGGCTCCTTTGAACTGGGGGTAATGATGCCCGGTGTACGCCTTCCGTCATCCGTCCGTGCCGGTCAGTCTCTGGAATTGCGCATTGACGGTCAGCCTGTGATCACTGGCTGGCTGGATCAGGTCCGGCAGCGCATCAGCGCCACGCGTTTTCAGATCACGCTCAGCGGACGGGATAAAACCGGTGACCTGGTGGACTGTTCAGCCATTCATCCGGGCAGCCAGTGGAGGAACCGCACGCTGGAGCACATTGCTTCAGATTTGTGTGCTCCGTTCGGGGTCACGGTGCGCTGGCAGGTAAATGATGCAACGGCAGCCCGGCCCTTTTCCACCTTCACACTGGAAAACTCAGAAACCGTGGCAGATGCGCTGACACGGGCCGCGAGACACAGAGGCGTCCTGGTAACCAGTAATGCCGCCGGTGAACTGGTTTTCACTCAGGCCGGCAGTCAGCGTGGCGACACGCTGACGCTGGGCGAAAATCTGCTGGATTTGGATCACAACGTGGATCACCGTCTGCGCCACAGTGAATACCGTGTACGGGGGCACGGGCGTGGTGGTGGTCATGCCGGGGATGCACTGACAGCCGGAACGCTGGCCGCACCCGTTGGTACGGTGACAGACAGTGCCATCCACCGTTACAGACCGAAAATTGTGCTGGCGGATCATGCTGTTGATGCAGACGGTGCACGCCAGAGGGCTGTCCGGGAAATGCGCCGGGCGGTTGCCCGCTCTGTGCGCCTGACAGCCACCGTGCGGCACTGGTTTCGGGAGAACGGCCAGTTGTGGGATATCAACCTGCTGACGGCTGTCACGGCTCCCCGCACCGGAGTGGAAGAGCGTGATCTTCTTGTCTGTCAGGTGGAGTTTTCGCTGGATGCAAATCACGGCGAAACCACCCGTCTGATTCTGGCACCCCGTGACGGCTTTATTGTTCCGGCAGAGCCGGGAAACAGCGGAAGCGGAAATGCGGGTGACGTGGACGCCTTCGTGCGGGCACAGATGAAAAAACAGGGGATTAAATTCAATGATGAATGACGAAGTCATCAGCCGCCTTCTGGCCCCCGTGATGCGGGGTGTTCGTCTGCTGTTCGGGCGTGGTGTACTGACCGGCACAACGGACACGCTGAAAATCCAGAATGTGCAAATCACCGGTATGGATGGTGAAACCTTTGATGACGTTGAACGCCCCCAGCAGTACGGGCAAATCAGCGTCCCCCTGCCTGGTGCGGAAGTTTTTCTGGCCTGTGCTGGCGGACAACGGGATCAGGCCGTGGTGCTTGTGGTGGAAGACCGCCGCAGTCGCCCGACCGGACTTACCGCCGGAGATACCGGCGTGTATCACCATGAGGGGCACCGTATACGTCTGACAAAGAACGGCCGGATCATTGTGACCTGTAAGACGCTGGAGATTTACGCCGATGAAGGTGTTCAGGTGGATACACCGGAGGCTCACTTTACCGGTAATGTCACAGTGGATAAGAACCTGCATGTCAAAGGCAATGTGTCCATTGACGGCACCGGAAGATCACAGGGGACGTTCACGATGTCCGAAGCGGTTATTGCCGGGATCACCTATTCAGGTCATGTGCATCACGATAACGGTGAAGGCAGCAAAACGGGAGGACCAGAGAATGGCTGATATTGCTGTCGTCTGGGATCAGGGTTGCGGTTCCCTGCAACTGAACGGCGCAGATCTTCTGACGGATAACAGCCTGCTGACTGCGGTCATTATTTCACTGTTTACGGACAGGCGGGCGCTGGATTCCGATGAAATCCCTGACGGCACCCGTGACCGTCGGGGATGGTGGGGAGACAGTTTCCGGGAGCGCCCCGTTGGCTCCCGTCTCTGGCTGTTAAGCCGTGAAAAGACGCTGTCCTCCGTGGTCAGCCGTGCACAGGCCTATGCTGATGAAGCGCTGGCGTGGCTGCATAAAAGCGGTGCTGCCACATCCGTGGTATGTCATGCCATGCGTGTGGGGCATGCTCGCCTTTCGCTTTCCGTGAAAATCACCCTGCCGGACGGAAGCAGACATCCGATGATTTTTTATGCTGATATGAAGGGGGAATAATGCCTTATCAGCCTTTACCGCTGGCGCAGTTGATCACGCAGACACAGCAGGATATCAGCCAGCGCCTGCCCGGTTCGCAGCCGGGTGTGAATGAAACCACCCTGAATGCCATTGCTTATGCTCTGGCGGGTTGTCTGCTCAGGAGCATGAGCATCTGGCTTGGATTTCGCGTCAGATCATTCCGACCGAAGCCGATGAAGCCGAACTGCTGAAACACTGTGCATTCTGGGGTGTCATGCGTAAGCCTGCTTCTCGGGGTGACGGGCCGGTTCAGCTGATGCTGACCACGGATGCGGGGATCAAGGAAGGTGTGCTTCTCCAGCGAAGTGATGGTGTGGTTTACCGTATCACCACCTCCCTGACCGGTAAGGCCGGTACGCTGAATGTCAGTGTGGAAGCCGAAAGTGCCGGTCGTGCGGGGAATGCCCCGGCAGGGACAAAACTGACATTTATCACACCGCAGGCGGGGATCAACCAGACGTCCACGGTGACCGGAACGGGGATCACCGGTGGTGCGGATGTGGAAACCGTGCCGGAGCTGCTTTCCCGTCTGGTTTTCCGGGTGCAGAATCCACCGTCCGGCGGCACGCAGTATGATTTTGAACGCTGGGCGCGTGAAGTGCCGGGCGTGACGCGGGCATGGTGCCGCCCGGAATGGCCGCAGGCGGGCAGCGTGGGGGTAACGTTTGTTCAGGATAATAACCCGGACATTTTCCCCGGTGACGGTGATGTTCAGCGGGTGGCGGATTATATCCGCAGTCATGATGATCCGGCGACCGGCCAGCCTGTCGGACAGCCTCTGGGGCCGACGGTGACCGTGTTTAAACTGACCAATAAGCCGGTGCCCTTCAGCATCAGGATCATCCCGAAAACACCGGAGAATCAGGCGGCCGTAAAACAGGCGCTGACCGACCTGTTGTATAACGAATCCCGGCCCGGCGGTCTGGTTCTGCCGTCGTCTTTCTGGCGGGCGGTGGCAGGGGTGAAAAATCTGGAGGATTTTGAAGTGCGCAGTCCGCTGACGTCAGTTCAGGCGGGAGACAGTGAGCTGCTGACGGTAGGAGAAATCACATGGCTGTAACCCTGACCCCGCATCAGCGCGCCCTGTTGCAGTTGCTGCCTGACGGGCTGGCATGGGACAAGCGGCCGTCATCCGTTCTTGCGGCTTTGTGCCTGGGCCTCAGTCATTCCACGGAGCGTGTTTCCTGGACCGGTAACCAGATGCTGGCAGAACGTTTTCCTGATTCATCCCGTCTGCTGCTGGAAGACTGGGAGCGTTATCTGGGGTTACCGGAATGTGATATGACCGGCGCAACCATTCAGGAGCGTCAGCGTTATGCCGGGAATAAATACCGGATGAAACCCTCTCTTAACCGTGAATTTTATATCCGGTTTGCGGCAGAGTTTGGTTATGAAATAGATATTCAGCCATCACCGGATTCACAGTGGGTCAGTATTGTCACGATTAACAGTGAAACCGGCTACCGGAATATGAATGTGCTGGATGATATTCTCACGCCGCTGCGTATTTATGAAGGCGGTGCGCTGGAATGTATTCTGAACCGTTATAAGCCTGCATGGCAGACGTTTATTTACGTGTATGCAAACAGCCATGAAGAGGAGACTATTTAATGTTTCATGTTGATAATAATTCCGGCGTGGCGAATATGCCTGCGCTGGCACCGGCGCAGAGTAATACCACCACCTGGTTTAC